TTGGTTGCCAAAATCTAAGGAGTTTGATGATTGGGTTGGCTATTCGCCAAGCATGGCTCGGGTAATTATTGCAGTTTATTTGATTTATAGAGGAAACTAAGATGAATAAGCAGGAATTGATTGAGAAATATAAAGAGCTGGAGAATAGTTCATTTGATATTGCAGCGATTGTAGTTTGTCAGCTAGTTTTAAAAGACTTAGAACAGCTAGATGAACCAAAACCAGTCAAAGTTCCGCAGTGTGTGGCGGAATATATAGAATTTAAAAAGAAAAACAATTTTCATGTTTACGGTGCAATGAGAGTAATTGAAGATCATTATGATAAGAAAGTTCCTGATTGGTTTTACGAAAATAACATCGAAAAATTCTGTCTTGCTTGGCTTGACGGCTACGAGGTCGAGGAAGAGAAGCGGTATTTGGTGACTTTAAAAAATAGGCAGCCTTTGGTCAAATCGCAATCAGGGAGTACTCTTTATTTTAGTCAAGATATAACAGCTAGGAATTATAAAGGTACTCAAAAAGAACTAGAAGAAGCAAAGTTCGGCTGGGTGTTTGATTGTGAAGGAATTGATATAGAGGAGGTGGAATAAATGACAAAATTTGTTAAAATACAATCTTGTTATAGAGGACATACTGAAGATGAGCTTATCAACATAGATGATATTGGGCGCATCTGTCTAGGCCCTAATATCTTGTTTTTAAGAACACCTTACAATTTAGGAGAACATCATATTTCTATCACTCAAAATTCAGTAGATAAACTTTTGAAAGTATTGGATATTATTGGGGAGGACGGCAAATGAGACCTTGTAAATATCCATATTCAGGAAGAAGAAAAAAGCAAGAAACACCGTCGCCAATATTTTCTGCACGACCAATTTTTAAAGAAGTTCCAATTGTAGAAGAAGTTAAGGTTGAGTTCGAAGTTGAAGCTAGTACAGGGCGCATATATCCAGAAACGATAATACATTTAGATATTTCTGGGTATGGAAATAGAGTGCATTCAGTATATCTCTTCCCTGGAACCTTACTGAGTGTTGGTGAGTCAATCCAACTAAAAATGCTTTTCTATAGAAGACTTAGAAATTTTACTACAGATCGTTTTTTGATGTTTAGGGAATCTGATTGGAAGTTCTTTATCCGGGACCTGGTCAACGAATTTAAGCATTAAAAAAAGCCAAGACACTCTCTGTCTCAGCAATAATTTCAAACACTATTATTATATCACAAAGGAGATAGAGAGTGAAGGCTAAAGAGTTACTTGATGAACTACAGAATTTGGATGAAGAGATACAGAGTCGAATAGATGAGCTTGCTAATCTTGAAGCTAGTTTGCTTTCTAGTCCTAAAATGAGAATGGATAAGGTTCAAGGTGGTCAGAAGGTTCGATTAGATGAACGTTACATCGATATTTTTAGCATGCAAGATCCCTTGAAAGAGTACATAAAGCAAGCAACTGCTGAAGCTATCCAGCGCAGAATTGAGCTCAGTAAATTGATTGATAAAATGCCTAAGCCTGCAAGTCGAACAATTCTAAGGATGGTGTATATTCAGAAAGCAAACGTGTATGATATGATTGAATTTTTACGATGCAGCAAGACCACTTTTTACAAAAAGAAGAAAGATGCAATCTGTGAATTGGGTGTTGTAGTTGATAAAAGCGAACTAATGTGAACTAGGTTGAAGCGCACTGGTCTAACAATCGTGCTATTATAGTATCATCAAGAATTAAGGGTAAGGCAGTGAGCCTTCCCTGACATGGAGAGTTGGCAGAGTCAGGTTGAATGCGCCCGTTTGCTAGACGGGTGATCGCCTATGTGCGGTCCGTGGGTTCAAATCCCACACTCTCCTTTGAGTGTTTGTGTCCCAGAATGGGGTAGGCAGTAGGCTTAGCATTCATATATCACTCATTAACTCCTATCACTCATTAACTTAAAAATGGTTGCGGAAGCGACTGGACCTCGCATGATTGCGTAGCTAATTATATTCCGGATAAGTTATAAGCTAGAGGGTTTGATTCCCTCAGAGGTTTTAAAGACTACAAAAAATAAAAAAGAAGTCAAAATTTAATACGCACGCAAGGTTGTAGTCGCCTTGCACTTTTAGGGCTTAGCCTAGATAATCTGTGGTAACTCAGGAAAAGGATGTTTTTAAATCTATCAAACATCCTGCCAGCAATGGTCAATCTAAGCAATGTAATCTTAACTATTTCAGTTTTGGAATAGGTAGGCGAAGTTAAAGCAGGAAGATTCCAACGGCAAGGTGCTGAGGAAATGCAAATGTGGCTGTTTGGCTGTGAAACGAGTCTATAAGAGGAAAGAGGTATTTGGTTCGAGGTGCAACAAGAGCTTGATACCATATCTTACAAAAATTGGGTGCCTCCCAAAAGTATGTAAGATGAGTCGATTGTCCGCAAAACAATCGATAACAAGCAGGCGCTGTGCATTTTGTTCTTCAAAAGAGAATGAAACACATGGCGATGCGTGTCTGTGATAGATGAAAGATGATTTTTATATTTTAAGGCTATTCAAGATAGAAAAAACTCAAAAAAGCAAAAGTCATCGCCCGTCGTAAACGAAAGTGCACTTCGGCAATTAGATTGCCTGCTCAAGTCTCGCAAGGATGAGAGTAAAGTCAAAGAGTAAAGCAGCTTAGACTTTTAGCGGAGTCTTCGTTAATTGAAAAATGGCTTAGTAGTTTGCGATGTGAGGAGTGATTGGTCTAACCAATCGTGCATGAGTGATACAAGTAGGAATATTTGTGGACAAGATAATAAACTATAAGTTATCAAAAGTCACTCGTTTAAAGCAGTAGTCTCATGCTAGTTAATGGATACATGGTAGACGGATTAAGTCCTGTTTAGGGAATTGAAACGTAGGCAGGTTCGAATCCTGTCGTTCCAATTGCGATTTTAATTCGCAGAGAGAGGTCTTGAAAAGGTCGCACATCGTGTGGCTTTTTTTGATTGTTTGAGAGGTGGTGATGGAAAATTGAATGAAAGACAAAGGCGTTTTGCAGATGAGTACATCATCTCAGGTAATGCTTATCAATCAGCTTTAAGAGCAGGATATAGTGAGAAATATGCCAAAGCAAGATCTTCTGAATTGTTGGATAATGTCGGAATTTCTGATTACATCAAAAATCGAATGGAGGAGTTGCAAGATGAAAAAATCTTAACTCAAAAACAAATACTTGTGATGCTATCAGAAATTGCGTCGGGACAAGCGAAAGAAACAATAGTAGTCACAACAAAAGTAGCTGAGTTGATGCCTGATCCCGTGACTGGTAAGTCTGTAAAAGTCTACAATGAAATCCCTCAACTTGTCGAATACCCAACAAAGAACAGCGATAGGAATAAAGCTCTTGAATTGTTAGGTAAACGACATAAGATGTGGACAGACAAAGTAGAGGCAGACGTTTCTGGAACGGTGGTGTTTGCAAATGAGTCAGACATACCAGATTAAGCAAAGTGATATTGTAATCGACCTACCTAAGACAGTAGGAGCTGGGTACGGACAGTTCTGGCGCTCAAGAAGTCTTTATCGTGTAGTCAAAGGGTCCCGTGGTTCGAAGAAGTCCAAGACAACCGCTTTAAACTATGTTGTCCGTCTTTTGAAATATTCCTGGGCCAACTTGCTTGTTATTCGTAGGTATTCGAATACAAATAAGCAATCAACTTATACGGATTTTAAATGGGCGTGTAATGTGTTGGGTGTGACTCATTTGTTTAAATTTAACGAGTCTTTGCCTGAAATAACTGTAAAAGCGACTGGTCAAAAAATCCTATTCCGTGGTTTGGATGATGAACTCAAAATCACATCTATCACGGTCGATGTCGGCAGTCTTTGTTGGGCATGGTTTGAGGAAGCATATCAAATTGAGACTGAAGACAAGTTCAGTACAGTAGTTGAGTCAATCCGTGGTAGCTTAGATGTACCTGATTTCTTTAAACAAATCACAGTCACATTTAACCCGTGGAATGAGAGGCACTGGCTCAAACGTGTGTTCTTTGATGAAGAGACTAGCCGAGCTGATACATTCGCTACTACAACCACTTACAAATGCAATGAGTGGCTTGATGAAGTCGATATTAAGCGCTATGAGGACTTGTATCACACAAATCCAAGGCGTGCGAGAATCGTTTGTGATGGTGAATGGGGAGTTGCTGAAGGTTTAATCTATGAGAACGTGACCGTCAAGGATTTCGATAAGGATGAATTGCTACGAGATTCAGCTAATAAGTTATGTATCGGTCTTGACTTTGGTTTTACTCACGATCCAACCGCTTTGTGTTGTTCGTTGATAAATGACACGACGAAAGAGATTTATGTCTTTGATGAGGCGTATAAAGTCGGATTGATAACCAAAGAAGTTGCGAAGATGATAAAGGACAAAGGTTATCATCGCTCACAAATCATTGCTGATAGCGCAGAGTCACGGCTGATTGAAGAGCTCAGGTCAGAACATGGCATATCTAGAATAAAAGAGAGTCGGAAAGGTAAGGATAGTATTATGGCAGGCGTATCAAAATTGCAAGGATACACTATTTATGTGCATCCAGATTGTAAAAACATCATGGATGAATTTTATAGTTACTGCTACCAGCGAGATAAAGAAGGCAACTGGTTGAATAAACCAGAGGATAAAAACAACCACTTGATGGACGCTTTGCGTTACAGCCTTCAATGTATCGAAGGTGGAAAAGCAACCGTCCGCAGACGTTCTGATTATGGTCTATAGAGAGGAAAGACATGTACCAATATTTAACCTATCCACGGGATGGATATGATGAGGGTTCTTTGAAGAAAGACCTGATTTACAAATTGATAACGATACATAGCACTGAAGGCTCGCATTTGAAGAAGCTTAAAAGCTACTATTTGGGTGAGCATGCTATCTTAGAACACACGAGACGCAACGTGAACGCACCTAATTACAAGACGGTAGCCAATCATGCCAAGGATATCGCAGACACGGCTACGGGCTATTTTATGGGCAATCCTATCAAGTATAACAATACTGCTGACGGTGATATCGATGAACTACTTACAGCCTTTGATGGTGCTGAGATTGACCAAGTAGATGCTCAGAATGCTTTGAACATGGCTATCTATGGTCGTGCTTACGAGTACATCTATGCTAAAGAGGGTATGGCTGAGTTGGATTCAACTAGTATTGATCCGGAGAATACTTTCATGGTCTACGATGATAGTATTGAGCGGAAGCCTTTGTTTGCGGTCTATTACTATGAAGTAAAAGACGATACGAAAGACACTACCAAGCACCAGGCTGAGGTCTTTACCGAAAATCTGCACTATCACATGGTGCTGAGAAGTACAGATTCAGGAACAACTCAGAGCGAGGAGGCAACACCTCACAACCTTGGTCAAATCCCAATTATCGAATATCGCAACAATCACTTTGCAATTGGTGACTATGAGCAACAAATTAGCTTGATAGACGCTTATAATTCCTTGATGGGGAATCGTGTCAATGATAAGGAACAGGCTGTAGAGTCTATACTTGTCTTGTATGGCACGCAGTTAGCAGACACTCCAGAAGACGCTAAGGTAGCAATGAAGATTCTTTCTGAAGAAGGTCTTTTGGAATTACCGGGCGATAGTGCAAGGGCTGAGTTCTTGAAGAATACGCTGGACGAAAGTGCTACTGAAATCTTGCGTACAGCTCTTAAAGAGGACATCTACACATTTAGCCATGTGCCTAATTTGACTGATGAGAATTTCGCAGGGAATACATCAGGCGTAGCCATGGAATTTAAGCTGATGGGCCTTGAGATGATTACTAAGACCAAGGAAGCGAACTATAAGCGAGGATTGCGTCAGCGTATTGCGATTTTTGCTCATTACTTGGGTATGAAACAGATTGCATTAGAGTCTCATTCAATCGTTCCACAATTCAGCCGTGGTTTGCCTAAAAACTTGCTGGAAATCTCTCAGATTGTGAACAATTTGGAAGGTAAAGTGACCAATAGGCAGCTTATTTCTCTCTTGCCGTTTGTGGAAGACCCTGACGCTGAACTGGAAGCCTTGGAAGAAGAAAAAAAGAAGAACATGGAAGACATGCCGATGTTCAACCAAGAAAACACGAAACCCGAAGACGAGGTAGAGGATGAAGAATCAGGAGTATTGGGCGAAGAGGAAAGCCAATCTGATTTACCAGCAGATGGACAAGGCCGAAAAGCAGGCAGACCAGTTCGATAAGGTCTATCAGGAAGCCAAGACTTACTTGGATAAGGAAGTCAATAAGATTTTTGATAAGTTCCAACGTGATTATGGTCTAAGTCAGGTAGAAGCTAGACAAGTCTTGAAGAACATGAAAGACAAGAAAAATCTGAATGAACTTCGTAAAGTACTTGAAGCGAGACCGAATGACCCGAACATCCAAAGATTACTAGCTGACTTAGACAGCCCAGCTTATTCTTTCCGTATGAAGCGCCTAGAGCGTTTGAGCGACGATTTAGACCGTATGCGTGAATCTATCTATCATTCAGAGAAGACAGGCTCAGACGCCTTTTATAGCGACTTGATGAAGGATAGTTACTACAAGGCTACCTTTGACCTGCAGCAGCAGACAGGACTAGCATACGGCTTTTCTGGGCTTCCTGAGAACGAGATTAAACATCTACAGTCTTTCAGTTGGGTAGGTGACGGAAGTACCTACTCTACAGACATCTGGAAGAATACGGGGAAGCTTACTTCTAGCATAAAAGATGAACTACTTATGAGCCTCATGACAGGCCGAGATACACGAGAAACTGCACAAGCAATTGCTGAGAGGTTCAATGTAGGTCAGAACGATGCAAGACGTTTGGTTCGGACAGAATCAGCCTTTTTTCATAACCAAATGGAACTACTCAGCTATGAAGAAGCAGACATAGAAAAGTATATCTTTGCGGCCGTCTTAGACAAGCGTACATCACGGATTTGTCAGGAGCATGACAATCAGGTCTATGATAGGGACAAGGCTGTCCCTGGCGTCAATTGTCCGCCTATGCACCCTTGGTGTAGGTCTACTACTGTCGGATACGATGAGGACGCAGATTACAGCAAGTTGAAGCGCAGAGCAAGGAATCCAGTGACAGGTAAGACCGAGCTGGTGCCTGCTGATATGACTTATAAAGAGTGGTATAGCAAGTATGTTGCGAAAGACGGGGAAAAGGTGTATAATCAAGATACAAGAGAAGCCAAGGCGAAATTTTATAGCGAACAACTATTGTCCAAAATTTCAGGAGTTGAGCCAAAAATTACAAGTGATATGCAACGTATCGCAGGAGAAAACAAATTGGCAGGTCTTGAATTTAGGAAGAAAACAGTTGAGTCGTTATCACGTAAAATTATTGCAGATAGCCTAGTTGAAAATATAAGTTTGTCAAAAGCCGTGAGTAAGATTAATGACGCCTTAAGGTACACAACTATTTTCGATTCCGATACTTTTACAGAAGAGTATTTGAAGATGAAACAGAAGCTTGTCGCAGAAGGTTATAAAATTGTAAAAGTAAAAAACACTTGGTTAGTAGATGGACCATACAAAGGTGTGAATACAGTCGTTGAAAAAGATGGTATCAACTTTGAAATGCAGTATCATACTCAGGAAAGTTTCGACTTAAAAAATGGTTCATTACATGAACTCTATGAGAAGTATCGTGATACGAATACATCTGATCTAGAACGCATGAAATTATTTAAGGAAATGCTTGATTTAAGCAATGGGCTTGAGATTCCTAAAAATATAGAGAGGGTGAAGTGATATGAAAGATATTAAATACTACCGCACAACGACGAACAATGCTCAAGTACTTCGTTTGATTGATGGTGTCATGCAAGTTTTTGACATTGAAAAAAAGTGGGTTAATAGCATAGATTGGTTTAATAAAATCTTTTTTAATGACTTTACGGATTTTGAAGAAATTTCAGAAAATGATGCATTTACTTATATTGACAGGATGGTAGCGGCATGATTGATATTGCTTTGGCTATCGCTAAAAAAGCACATGCAGGGCAGGTAGATAAAGCGGATGTTGATTACATACAGCATCCTCTCTATGTGGCCAGTCAAGTCAACACTGAACAAGAAAAAGCTGTCGCTCTTTTACATGATGTGATTGAGGATAGCGATATAACTGCTGCCGATTTATTGGCGTCTGGTTTGTCAAATGAAGTTGTTACAGCGGTACAAATTTTGACAAAGAAAAAAGGTCAAAGTTATCAAGAATATCTTGGGAAAGTAAAATCAAATAATTTAGCAAGAGTTGTAAAACTTGCAGATTTGAAACACAACTCAGATTTATCACGTTTGAAATCTGTTACCAATACAGACTACGAGCGTGTTAAAAAATATAAAAATGCAATTTATTACTTAAGCACCTAGAGAAATCTAAGTGCTTTTTTCGTACCCAGAAAGGATTGAAAATGGATAAAGCAAAAATTGGGATAACTAACGTAGAATTTTCAGGAACAGGCGGAATTGAATCAGCGACAGTGAAATTAGAGTTAAATATTTATGGGGCGGATACGTTCAGCGCGATTGAGTTACTACCTAAAATATTAACCGACATTCATTCATTATCGTATGAAGTTGATTGATTGTGACATTAAAAGGAGTAAGATATGTTTATATGGGATTGGGTATCAATCGCTTTCGGGTGGTTGGTATTTTTGTTTTTGATGCTGATTATCATAGCATTTGTAAAAAAAGTGATTGAAGAAAATACAAAATAATCTAACCGTATGGAATCCCGTACGGTTTTTATATTGTCCAAACTGTGCCGATGACATTAAAAGCTGCACTGTTCCGTCGCCGGACGTAAAGCGAGATTATCGAGTGGCGACGTAATCGCTGGAGGACAATTATGTCAGAAGAAATCAATGCAACTGTATCTACTGAATCAACTGAGACTGTCGACACTCAAGGAAATGTTGATTCAGTGCAGGAAGAAAAGCACGAACGAACTTTCACTCGTGCTGAAATCGGTAAGATGCTATCTGCCGAGCGCTCTAAATGGGAAGCTGAGCAAGAAGCCAAGGAAAACGAAGCTAAGAAGCTTGCTAAGATGAACGCTGATGAAAAACAGAAATATCAGTTGGATCAGCGTGAGCAAGAACTAGCTGACCGTGAAAAGGCTATTGCTCGTAAGGAATTGACCGCAGAGGCTAAAGCAATGCTAAGTGAACGTGACTTACCTGTTGAGTTAGTGAACGTGGTTGATTTGACAAGCGCAGAGACGGTATCGCAGTCTGTCGCTGTATTGCAGAAATCATGGGAGCAAGCCGTGCAAAAAGGCGTACAAGAAAAGCTAAAAGGCGGAGCCCCAATGAAACAAGCGCCAGTCGATAGTGACGGTATCACAAAAGAAGAATTTGCTCGTATGGGTTATCAGAGTCGAAATGAACTCTATCAAAAGAACCCAGAACTCTATAAGAAATTGAAAGGTTAAAATAAATGACAGCAGGACAAACTAAACTAGCCACTATGGTTAACCCAGAGGTGATGGCGGACATGGTTTCCGCTAAACTACCTAAATTGATTAAATTTACTCCACTTGCTTATGTGGAAACAGCACTCCAAGGACAACCAGGGAATACTCTAACAGTTCCAGCATGGGAGTATGCAGGAGATGCGACTGAGGTTGGAGAAGGTCAAGCTATTTCTCCAGACCAATTGACTACTAAAAAGACCACTATGACCATCAAAAAGGCTGCTAAAGGTTATGAAATTACCGATGAAGCTCTTTTGTCAGGTCTTGGCGACCCACTAGGTCAAGCTACTTATCAGCTTGGTTTGGCTATTGCTAACAAGATTGATGATGATTTGGTCGCAGTAGCTAAAACTGCAACACAACATATTACAGAAACTCCTACAACTCTTGCAGCAATTGATAAAGCTCTTGAGATTTTTGAGGACGAAGAAGATGCGCGATATGTTGCTATCATCAACCCTAAAGATGCTATCAAGCTAAAAACTGACGTAGCAAAAGAATGGACTAAAGGTTCAGAGCTTGGTGCAGATATGGTTGTATCCGGAACGTTCGGTGAAGTTGCCGGTGTGCAAATCGTCCGTTCTAAAAAAGTTGATGAAGGTAAAGGATTTATCGTCAAAGTCTCTCCTAGCCAAACTCAGACAGACGATGCCAACAAATATGGTGCGTTTGTTATCATGCTAAAACGTGATGTGGCTATCGAAACAGACCGTGACATCCTTAAAAAGACAACGGTTATCACTGGTGATGAACACTATGGTGTTTACCTTTACGACCCTACACGAGTTGTAAAATTCGGTGAGGGGTGACGGCATGAGCTTATTGCTACGACGTCATTATATCCAAGAGGAGCAGGTTAGCCAGTATTCTGATTTAGAGAATAAGACTCTAGAAGAGTTGAAGAATCTAGCCAAAGAAGCTGGCATAGCTGGCGCCTATAAGTTATCAAAAGCCGAAATTGTAGAGGTGCTGGAGGATTTAAAAAGTGAAATTTAAAATCAAACAAGATTTCTATGATTGGGAATCAAATGTGAAACGACTGGCAGGAGAGGAACTTGAGATTACTGAGGAGCGCTATGCTGAGCTGGCTGACAATATTGCCAGCAACGGTGTCGCTATCTCAGATGTTCTTGAGAAAATCCTCCCTGAACCTGAGTTCTTAGAAGAGGATTGATATGTCTATAGAGTTGCTGAAGAAATTAACAGGCGAAGAAGATACTCAGCTTCTCATGTTGCTCCAAACGAGGGCTACAAATCTTATCTTGTCAGAGACTAATCGCACATCTTTGACACCTGCTTTAAGTCTTTTAATACCTGAGGTTGCTATCGAGCTCCACAACCGCTCAGGAGCGGAAGGAGAGCGTTCTAGAACCGAAGGTGGTATAACAGTAGTCTACGGAGAAAATGGCCTGTCTACGGGTCTTCTACAGCGAATACGCATGCACAGGCTAGCAAGGGTGGCAGGTCATGTTTTTGAAGCAGAGTAGACTGAAACCTTATCCAATGCGACGGTTTGAAAAGACTGTCACTGAGGAAGGTGTCGCGAAAGAAGGGTATGCCAAGGAAGCTGAGACAATCCGTCTTGAGTTGTGGCCAGCTAGTAGTAAACTACAGTCTGAATTGTATGGCGAGCGTGTCAATGATATTTTGAACGCAAATGCCAACAAGTCAGCTACAATCAAAGTGAAAGATGGTGTGTGTATCGATAGCCAGACAGAAGTGACTCACAGGGTTATTTCTAAAAAGGTCTACACACATCATCAAGTTTTGGAGTTAGAGCGTGTCAGGGCTACTAGGGGCAGATAGGCTCATAGCTAAATGTAGACGATTGGCTAGTAAAAAAACTGGCGAGGATATCGTCTTACGTGCGGTACACAATGCTACTATAAAGGTTGTCCAAGCAGATGCAAGAAGACTCGCACCAGCGAGAGATGGAGAGCTTATAACTAGTATCAAAACTAGGGCAAAAATGGACGGAGATAAGGCTATAGGCGAGGTTTACACCAACCTAAAATACGCTCCTTACGTTGAGTTTGGAACGGGACCAAAAGGACAAGCTAGCCATTCTGGTATCTCTCCAGAGGTCAGCGTAACTTACAAGTCTAGTCCGTGGTATGTGCATGAAGACCAAATCAATGTAGGACCTTACCACTTTCAAAAGATTGGGGAGTTCTACAAGATGTATGGTCAACCTGCCCAGCCTTATCTTTATCCAGCTTTGAGAGACAATCAAGAGCGTGTGTCTAAGAATATTTCGAATTATGTCCGTAGAAAGATAAGAGAACAAATAAAATGATTAATATCAAGCCTGTTATTTATAAAGAATTGCAAAAGGTCGCAGATAATGTGACTGATACTTATCCTAGCGATTGGGAGACTTTCCCAGTCGTTATTTTTTTAGAAGAACAAAACAAGCCGGGTGATTGGTTTGATGACCAGGAACAAAAATCATCTATCCGCTATAAGGTGGATATCTTTGATGATACCAGCACTAGTGAGTTAGCTGTTAAAATCAATCAGATTTTTGAGTCTTTAGGTTTGCGAAGAACCGACTGCCAAGACGTGCCAGACCCGTCTCATTTGAGACATAAGGTCATGCGCTTTGAAGGTGTCGTTGATTTAGACTCAGAGCTTGTTTTTCAATTTAGAATGGAGAATTAAACATGTTAGCAAATGGAATTACGCTATCTTATGGCGAATCTAAAGAAACTTATACTAAACTTGTTGGATTGAAAGAAGTGCCAGAGTTTGGTATTGAACTCGAAAAAGTAGAAAATACTACTCTTGAAGATAAAGTTAAGAAGTACGAGTTTGGTATTGGGGACGTAGGAGAACTTGAGTACAAGTTCTCTTATAATAATTCAAGCGCAACTGCTCCTTATCGTGTATTGCGTAAGGCAGCGGATGACAAGAAAAAACTCTACTTTGAGCAAACATACCCAGACGATACTAAAGTTCGTTTTGAAGGTCAAGTATCTGTAAAACTTGGCGGTGGCGGTGTCAATGCCGTTATCGAGTTCACACTTAAGATTGCCTTGCAGTCAGAGTTGGAATTTACAGACGGTGTTGGAGGTTAATTAAATGGCGTTAAAATACACAACTTGGAAAGTTACTGACGAAAAAGAGTTGAAGCTACGTTTGACATCTCATCAAGCTGCAACTGTGGAAGAAAAAATCGGCATGAACTTGTTAAAGATTTTCATGCCTGAAGCTGGCGAAGAGTTCACTTTACCGCCTTTGAAAGTTATGCTGTTGTTAGTTCATGGAGCCTTGCAGCAGTATGAACATGGGTATTCCTTTGAAGATGTCTACGACCTATACGATGAATACGTGGATAACGGCGGAGACCAAACGACATTCATGACAGAGGTGTTGATGCCGCTATTTGAAGTATCGGGTTTTACTCCACGAGGAAGCAAGGACAAGAAAACTTCCAAGAAGAAAATGACAGTAGTCGAGTAATCTTAACGGTAACGCAGATTATTGAGAGGCTTTATCCTATGTTTTTAGACATCGGGGGCAAGCCTCTTGATTTTTGGGATTTAACGGTGCTTGAAATCAGGGAAATGATAGAAAGCTACAACCGTGTCAAAATCCAAGAGCGTAAAGAAAAGATTATTGACTCGTACATACTTTCGCGAATGATAACTAATCATGTTTCCTTATTACTGTCCAATGACGCTAAGATTGTTGAGCTTTGGGAATATGCGCCTGAGTTGTTTGTAGAAGAACAGCAAGCAGTAGAACAGGAACGACAGAGACAAGCGCTTTTGTTGCATAAGGAACGGATGCGTGATTTTGCAGAGAGACATAATCGAAAAAGGAAGGAGGAAGTAAATGGCAACTCTTGATGAATTGAAGGTCATGATTGACGCTGAGATAGCGCCTTTCAGGAAAAAGATGAAAGAAGTCGAGAATCAGGTCAAAGGAACATCTGACCAAGTGAAAAATGCCACTGCCAAAGTTCGTGAACAGTCGAACTCAATCGGTAGTGCGTTTGGTAAGCTGGCTAAGTTTGCTGGTTTTGCAATCCTTGGTAAGAAATTACTTGATGTTGGAATGTATTCAACGCAGACAGCTCTTGAAGTGTCAGCGTCTATGAACCAAATCAAGCGACAGATGGGCGAGAGTTCGCAATCTTTCTTGAAATGGGTTAACGATAACGCCAACGCTATGAATATGGGAGTGGGTGAGGCGACCAACTACGGTGCAGTCTATTCAAACTTATTTTCTGGATTTATCAAAGATACCAACAAGCTAAGCGCCTATACTGCTAAGATGTTGCAGACATCGGCAGTGGTTGCTGAAGGCTCAGGGCGTAGCATTACAGACGTTATGGAGCGGATTCGCTCAGGTTTGCTAGGGAACACCGAAGCAATTGAGGACCTAGGAATCAACGTCAATGTGGCTATGATTAAGTCCACTGAAGCTTTTAAGAAGTTCGCAAACGGACAAAGCTGGCAACAATTAGACTACCAAACCCAGCAACAAATCCGTCTTATGGCTATCCTGGAGCAAGCTACAGCCAAGTATGGAGATACCTTGTCTAATTCTGTAAATGGTCGTATCAGCCTGTTTAAGTCGCTAATGAAGGACGCAGCATTGAACCTTGGTAACTCTATGTTACCGATTATCAATGCCATTATGCCTGTCTTGAACTCTTTTGCTATGGTTTTGAAGAACGTGACGGCTAAACTCGCTGAGTTTATCGCTTTGATGTTCAACAAGAAAGCAACAGTGAAAGATGGTGTTGGTGGAGCAGTTGGAGACATGGGTAACGCCATGAAAGACGCTGCAGGCGGAGCAGGAGACCTTGCTGACGCAGTAGACGACGCTGGAGATTCAGCAGGAGGACTTGCTGACAATCTTGGAGACTCCGCCAAAAACGCTAAGAAGGCCGCTAAAGAGTTGCTAGGTCTTTTGGGATTTGATGAGATTAACATCTTGCAAAAACCAAAAGATGACGATGCAGGCGGTTCTGGAGGCGGTGGCAAAGGTGGTAAAGGAAAGGGAGGCGGTGGCGGACCTTTCAAAGACATCTTGCCAGAAGTCGAGTTGACCGACATGGACAACAAATTCAAGAGCATTTTTGATGGTCTTGGAGATAAGCTCAAAGGGTTGTTTGACCTCTTCAAGAAAGGTTTTGATGCAGCATTTAGACCAGAAGGTATAAAACGCATTAAGACTGCCTTAGACCAAATAGCTAAGACAATGGGAGAAATCGCCACTGACCCAAGGGTTGTGAATGCCTTTAACCGCATGGCTGAGAAAATTGCTTATGCTTTAGGGCAAGTGACAGGCTCAATAACCACTATCGGGCTAGGTATCGGTGTTTTCCTTGCCGAAAGTATTGCAAATGGCCTTGGAAGGCAAAAAGAACGCATTATCAGGGCGCTAGTCGCTTTGTTTGATAATGTTGGTAACCTTTCCGAGGCAGTAGGAAACATAGCTCAGGACTTTTCTAGTGCTTTCTACGACGTCATTACCTCAACTGGTGCGGTTCGTATCGGTAGCGCTATTGTGTCAACTCTGTTGAGTTTGACATCTACCATTGTTGAAGTTGGTAGTAAATTAGCAGGAAGTTTGTTTAAAGGTTTTGAAAAAGTCGTTGTGACAAGCGCTCCTAAAATTTCATCAGTCTTCCAAAGTTTATTAGATACTGTTGCGCCTGTATTTGAGAACATTGAAAGGTCTGTTAACAAATTTGGCGATGGCTTAAGTCGTGTTTATGATGAACATGTAGTCCCTGCTATTAACTCTATTGCTAATGCTTTTAATGGGCTAATTGACATTATTCAGATTCTCTGGGAGAATTCCTGGCAACCTTTTGCTGAGTTTTTATCAGGAGTATTCGGTGTTAGTATTGAAGGAATTTCAGATTTATTAGGAGGTGGCCTTTTAGCCACTTTGGGACTATTGGCGGATGCTATTAAGTTAGTGGCAGATGGTTTCACCGTTTTTTCTGACTGGTGTAAAGAAAACAAAGAACCTATCGTAGCTTTGATAACAACTTGGCAAACGATTAATTTCTTATCATGGGCAGAACAAGCTGGAGGCCTTGCAGGAGCATTCAGCTTGTTAGGTAGTAAGGTCTCTTTGATTGTTGGAGGGATTAAGAATCTAGGTCTTGCTATTAAAGCATTGACATTTGATAAGTTGGTCAGTTTTGCTGAAACAATCTATTTGAACACCTTATATGCAAAAGATTTTGTGGTCAATTCAGGTAAAACAATTGCACAGCTAGGAAAAACTGCTTTAGAACTTGGTAAATCAGCTCTAGCATGGACTGCTCATGCAGCGAAAATGGGATTAGCAACCGCGGCGAAATTTGCACATTCTGTTGCAACAGGAGTCGCTACAGCTGCAACATGGGCTTTTAATGCAGCGTTAGCAGTTTTGACAAGTCCAATAACATGGATTATTGCAGCAATCGCAGCCTTAATTGCTATCGGTGTTTTGCTCTATCAAAACTGGGACACTGTTGTTGAGTTTGCTAAAACTGCATGGCAAGGACTATGTGATTTTATCAGTGGTATTTGTCAAGCGATTGGCGAATTTTTCAGCGGTCTATGGACGAAACTACAAGAAATCTTTGAGCCGATAGGTCAATGGTTTGGCGAGAAATTCCAGCAAGCATGGGACGCCATTGTAAACATATTCTCTGGCATCGGAGAGTGGTTCTCTGGTGTATTCCAAGGTGCATGGGACGCTATCGTTAATATCTTCACACCAATCGGCTCATGGTTCGGACAACGTTGGGCAGATGTGACTAGTGCGTTGGCTAATATCGGGGCATGGTTTACTGACATGTTCCAAAAAGCATGGACTGGCTTAACAAACATCTTTAGCAAACTAGGTTCATGGTTTGGCGAGAGATGGGCAGATGTGACTAATGCGTTATCCAGTGTTTCAAACTGGTTTGGTGAGATGTTCACTAATGCTTACAACTCAGTAAAAGATGCTTTTAGTTCTATTGGCGACTTCTTTAAAGGCGTTTGGGATACTGTTAAAAGTATCTTCGTAAATGCTGGTCAGATGGTCGGAGAGGCAGTAGGTGGAGCGTTTAAGAGTGCGGTTAATGCGGTCCTTGGAACGATTGAAAATGTAGTCAATGGCTTCATCGGAATGATTAATGGAGTTTTAGGCGTTGTCAGAAACTTACCTGGTCTAGGATGGGTTGGTAGTGTAAGCACAGTTAGCCTCCCTCGTCTTGCCCGTGGTGGTATCGTCGATAGTCCAACAATCGCCATGATTGGTGAAGCTGGTAAAGAGGCAGTCGTACCACTTGAAAATACAGGATTTATCCAAACACTTGGACGAGTAGTCAGCAGTGCGGTAGTAAATGCCATGGCTGGTGTTAGTCCACAAGGTGGATTCTCTGGCGACGGCGACATCGTTATCCAAATCGCAGGCCATGAGTTCGGACGGGTAGCCATCCAAGAAATCAACAAGGAACATGAACGAGCAGGTCAAACCTTGCTCAAGATTTAGGAGGTTAAATGGCACAATTGACAATCAATGGGGTGGCTGTGAAGCCTCCCAAATATTTTCAAGTCGGTATTCAAGATATCGATGGAGAGACAGGGCGTAATGCCAATGGCGACATGATGCGTGACCGTATCACGACCAAACGCAAACTAGACTGTGAATGGGGTATGATGACTCAGGGAGAATTAAGTCAGCTTTTACATGCTGTATCATCTGAATTTTTTGAGGTATCTTATCCAGACCCCATGGATGGCCAAGTCACAAAGACTTTCTATGTCGGTGATAGGACAGCTCCTAGCTATACCTTTACTGAGAAGTTTAAACCTTGGTCTGGCGCTAAATTTAATCTGGTAGAGAGGTAAGAAAATGGACGCTTTAACTAGACGACAATTTGACAGAGCCATGTTTGCCAAGGAAAGGACGCTGGCTATTCGTGTTGGTGATTATGCTTCACGGGATATCAAAGAGGCTAGTTTTGAGTATGGCTACATTAAGGGCGATACTTATAAGCCTGGTGGAACCTGCGCTGGTAGCGGTAAAATTACCTTTACCAGTATCATTACCACGTTCAATAAGCTGGATACCCTGCACCCTGAGATTGGTCTACTGGTTGGGGATACCTACCAGTGGGTCAAGATGGGGGAATACTTCATCAACGATATTGAGATTGACCGAAACCGAAACACTACCACGCTTGAACTTATGGATGGTATGTTTAAGCTCAATCGTGAGTATGTGACAGATTTGCATTTCCCAGCTGAAGTACGAGAGGTTATTCAGGAAATCTGCCTGAAAACAGGCATTGAGTTAGCGAATGACTATTTCGGAATCAGCGCGATGCGTTATCATATTGAGCAAGTTCCTGAGGGCAAGAAACTTTCCTTTAGGGATATGCTGAGCGCTATGACTCAGATGATTGGGATGTCTTGTTTCTTCAACAGAGAAGGCAAGATGGAAATCCGTGATTTGACTGAGTCCAATATCACGATCAACGCTGACAGTTACTTCTTGCATGGCTTGACCAAGAGTGAGATTGAGTATCAGATAGCTGGTATCACTTGTAAGACGGACAAGAAGTCTCTGACGGTCGGTATGAAGACAGGCCGGTCTTTGGAACTGGACAATGTCTTCATGACCCAGAGTGCTTTAAATGACCTGTATTACAAACTGAAAAACCTAACTTACTATCCGTATAATCTCAACTACCAAGGGCATTTACTGCTTGAGGTTGGGCAGTGGGTAACCATTCAGACCAATAAGAAAGAGACTTTTAAAGTTCCTGTCTTAAGTCAGAGCTTTACTTTCAAAGGTGGTCTGAGAGGACGTATCAGCGCAGATAGTAAAGCTGGAAATGATACTCAGTATTCTTACGAGGGAACGATTACCAAGCAGATAAAGCAACAAGATGGCGTTGAAGCAAAAATCCAAGCGCAGATTGAAGCAGCAGATAAAGATTTTGACCAAAAGGTCGACAAAATCAAAAAAGACTTTAACGATCAAGTAGAACTTGCCAAAGCCAGAGCTGAAGAAGTCAAGAGAGAACTGTCTGACACTATCAATCAGCG